GGGGTCGTTTCAAACGTCGAGATTTTCGGTACACCCCATGCACTTCACAGTGGTACAGTGGTAACGCGTTGCAGTGGTACAGCGTTAATACGTCAGCGTGGTACTGTGAGTGCGTGAAGTTAGTTGTGTCTAACTTAGTACCATAGTACTATATAAAATGTTCACAATTTGTTTACAATTTATTCATACGCTATTCACAACTGACCGTTATAATGTACTTAAAGATAAAGGAAAGGGGTACTTAAAAGAGAGTATCAAAGGTGCATAATATGAAACAGTATATTAAATTGAATAATGAGACTTTTGAGGTCAAAAAAATTAAGGGTGAATTATACCCTGCTAAGGAATTGCGAGGTATAGACGATTGTTACAATAAACCTAGTATAGCAAAATATGAAATCTATAATAGTTGGCTTAAATGGTATAAAATAACCAATATGAATGAGTCATTTTATACACTTAGACATTTTACAATAAATAGTTATAATTGTATGATGTTTACATTATTAATTGACGTATACGACATGGCAACTGATAAATTTATAGGCAAATTATATATTACAAAAACAAGGCAAGAGTTTTGGAAAGTAGCTTAATTACTTTTGAGCCGGTGCAATTTCGGCTCTCTTGTATCACTGATAGTAATATCAGTAAGTAGCAAATAAACAAGCACAAAAAAGAAATGGAGATAAAAACTATGAGAAAAGAAAAAATGATAACACGTACAATCGTAACAACCAATGCAGAGATTATGGCTTTTAATCTTGATACAAATGAGGTTATAACCTTAAATGAGTCGTATATCGGAGATTTAAGTGATAGAGATATTGAAAAGCAGTTTGCTATAGACTATGACAATAGTGCAAAATTTTTAAAACTTGTAAATGCAGAGAAAACGTCAAAATTATATGGTATTACTGAAAAAGATTTTTTAGAATATGCAGTAGAGCTTGACGAAAATAGAAAAGAGGTAAAATAAATGTTAGTAGAAAATATATATAGAATAGTAGACGATAGCGAATTTATATATTTATATAGTTTAGATGAACATAAAAATTTGTGGTGTGGTATTTCAAGGTGTTTGCCACTTTGCTATATGAATTATAATGTAGTTAGTATATATACGCATGTTTTATATAGTGGTAGTTGTTTAGTAATAAATATTGAGACAACCTAACCGAAAAGCGCACAGCGTGGTGCAAGTCCACGCATAGGCTTTACAACTGAATATAGTAAATAATGAAGGGGGGGTGAAAATATGTCAGTTCAAGAATTATATACTATAATAACTGGTGAAGAAAATATAGAGTTATATAATTTTGTAAATCATAGTATTTTATATTCCGGCGAGTTTAAAGATTTACCACTTAAGTTTTATGATTTACACGTATATAGTCTTACAACAGATTGCATTGATAATGCTAGTATGATTTTTATAAGTGTAAAGCAATAAAAATTGTTAGAATAGAAAAGAGATGAAAACAAATGACTAATATAAGGTTAGGCACTTTAGTCAAATTTAGTGTTACTACTAGTTTTTGGTTGCACGATATTCAGTACGATATTAATGAGTTCTATACACGTTCTCAAATATTGGAAAACAAACAGTTATCACGATTGAAAGTAATAAGTTTTAAAGCATTATCAGGAAAAGAAATGATTTACGTTAAAGTAGAAGAATAGAAAAGAGGTACAAAACATGTTATACAAAAATAGAAAAAAGTCACAGTTTGATATTGACGAAGTTTATGAAGATTTCGTCAAAGAGATAGCAACTAAGGTTAGTAAAAAGGTAAAAGGCAAGGTGTTTTATGGATATGCTAACATAGAGGGTATGTGTTATGTCATAGTTAAAACACGTGAACTAGGCGAAAAGCGTTTTTTCTTAGATACACTTGATTATGATATGATGACTGGTGTATCATCAAAAGAAATATCGGACAATATACTAAAGTTATATCATAAAATAGTTGAGAGTAGGTTTTTTATAGTATGAGTAATAAAGAGATTAAGCAACGCTGTAAAATATTATATCATAGATATAGATTAGTCATAAAAATTATAAAATCATATTATAAAGACTCTATAAGTTTTAGAGCTGATATGATGTTACTAATAAATTGTATAAGTAGTTATAATTTTATGATATATGGCGATTTTGAATATTTAGTAGCATTGAATGATTATTATGAAATACAATGCATTGATATTATGTATGAACGCTTGTTATTAGAATTTAAAAAGAGAGGATTATAAAATGAATGAAAGATATCATAAATTAGAACGTATTATACGGATTGAATATAATCTTTTTGAAAGAATGTTTTGTGATAAATCTAAAAGATATAGAATAATACAGCATATTGCAAATTTATTGTATTACAAAATATATTATATGTATTATAATGGTATGATAAATGAAAGTGAAAAGCTTTTTATGATAAATTGTAATAATGCTTATTATATTAATCATATTAATTATATTAATAAATTATATTAAATATTGCACAAGTTTTCGTAAATTTTCGTAAATTATAGAAAACTGAAATGTGGAAAAGTTCATAAAATGTTCATAATTTAGACATAGCATAGTTACAGTTATACTGTACTATATAATATGTAAAGAGATATTACATCATTTACAAAAAGTTACGTTTTGCTTTAATACTATGATACCGCACTATTGCTAGTCAATACGTCACTCAATAGTGCGGACTCCTCAAAGAAAAGGAAGTGATTAACAATGATAGAAACTTTATATGCACAGCTTATCACAGACCCTAATACGCAAAAGGTTACAGTTGAAGCTGACAGAACTGGTGCTACTATAGAAACTATATATCGTGCGGATTGTAAAATTACCATTCGCCACAGATTAGATGACTTTTTATCTTGTTGGATAGTCAAGAGATAGTAAGCTATCACTAAAACAGATTGCAAAAATCAACTTGACTATTACACCTATTGGTGTTACAATTTTATTACAATTAACTTTACAAATCATAGCACAAAGAAAAGGAGAAAAAAAGACTATGAGAAAACCAATGGTTACACGTACAATTATTTCAACGCAGGTCACAGCTTTATGCGTAAATCCACAGTCAGCAGAGACATTCGAGCAGGTGTTTACACTTACTGGTAAAATTGCAGACAAGGACAAGGTGTTAAAGAGAGTATCAAAACTTTACAACACAGATGATTGCACTATTGTTGCAATTCGCAACCTCAAAGAGGTCAATGAACTTTATGGTATGGATGAAGCAGCCTTTATCGCAGGTGCAAAGATACTTGACCCTGCTACACGTAAAGAGATTGAAATAGACTTGGCAGTCGCAGAAGAAAAAGAAAAAAGGAGATAAACAATCATGTCAATTCTAATTAACACACAGTCAAGAGATTTCACAGAGATAGAGCAGTACTTAATGACATTAGATAGAGGTATCAAGTCTCTCAAGGATGTAGATGACAACACAAGTATTGCAGTGGCAGGCTATCTGACATTCACAGATGAAAAAGAGAATGGTGATAGTGTTGATATTTTATCAATCATCACACCAGATAATGAGGTATTCTCTTGTCAGTCAGCTACTTTCAAGCGTAGTTTTGATAACATTACTAACATTATGCATGATAAACAGTTCAGTATTATTAAAGTTAGTGGCACAACAAAGGCAGGCAGACCGTATATTGACTGCGCACTTGATGTAAAATCAGTAAAATAAAATTTTATCTTACTGCTGACCCCTTGCTATTTAAGTTAGCAGGGGGTCTAATTAATTTAGAGAGGAGAAGAAAAAAGTATGGCAAATAAACTTACTAAAAATCAAAAATTATATCAAGCTATATTAGATAAAGCAGAGCAACAAGATATTTCTACGCAAGGCTTAAAATCTTTTCCAAAAAGAATAACACAAGATACTTTACAGAATTTGCAATCAGAAATAGCACAAAGACAAAGTGCAGAAACCTATACAGTTACAGATAGCATTATTTCAAGATTACAAGCTTTACCTAGTAAAAAGCAGGCATACACACATGGTGGTGAAGCTATAGATTATAACCTTGAAAATTTTTATTATACTGTTTTAGGAATTATAAAACAAATGCAGGAAGATTTTGGAAGCGAACAGTATGAATATTATTTACAACAAAATGAAGAAGAAATTATATCAGCAATAGATAGTATAAATGAGAGTGTATATTCAGAAGTAGTGCAGGCAAAAACAGAAGATTTAATACCTTTATTATCAAACCATGATATGTCTCGTATATCAGCAATTCAATCTAATGATGTTAATGAATATTTTGGATTTACTGATTTAGATAATATATGAGAAACTATAGAAAATTTATGTGTGATTTTGAGACTACAGTATATAAAGGTCAAAAATCTACAGAAGTGTGGGCTAGTGCAAGTGTAGAATTCTACACAGAAAACGTTCAGATTTTTCATTCTATAGATGAACAGTTTAATTATTTTAAGTCATTAGATTGTGACATAATAGCTTATTATCATAACCTTAAATTTGACGGCAATTTTTGGCTATCATATTTATTAACAGATTTAAAATATAATCAAGCATACGAGTCATTTAATGAGGACGGCACTCAAGGTGAATTTATAAAAGAAAAATACATGAAAAATAATACTTTCAGATATACTATATCATCTATGGGTCAATGGTATATGGTTACTATTAAAGTTAATAACCATTTTATTGAATTAAGAGATAGCTTAAAACTATTACCATTCTCGGTAAAACAAATAGGTAAATCTTTTAAAACAAAACATCAAAAATTAGACATGGAATATACTGGCTATAGATATGCAGGATGTAATATAACTGATGACGAAAAACGTTATATAGCTAATGACGTATTAGTAGTTAAAGAAGCACTTGAACAGTTATTTAATGACGGACACGATAAATTAACAATAGGTTCATGCTGTGTAACAGAATATAAAAACTCTTTAGGTGCTTATGACTACAACGATTTATTTCCTGCTCTTGATGAATTTATGCTTGACAAAAATATTTACGGTTCATCAAATGCTGATGAATATATACGTCATAGTTATAGAGGTGGTTGGTGCTATTTAGTAAAAGGAAAAGAAAATATTGTTAGGCATAATGGTGTGACAGCAGATGTGAACTCTTTATATCCTAGTATGATGCACTCTCAAAGTGGCAATTATTTTCCAATAGGTAAGCCGTATTTTTGGACAGGAAATATAATACCTGATGAAGCTATAGGTGAAAATAAATATTATTTTTTAAGAATAAAAACACGCTTTTATATCAAAGAAAATATGTTACCATTTATTCAGATAAAAGGTAATCATTTATATAAAGGTACAGAGTCATTAACAACTAGTGATGTAATAGATAAAAATGGAAACTATAATAGATACTATAAAGATATTAATGGTAATATAAAAGATACCGCACAGATAATGACAGTGACTATGACAGATTATAAACTAATGTTAAAGCATTATGAACTTGTTGACTTTGAAATCTTAGACGGATGTTGGTTTTATTCTGCCACAGGAATATTTGATAACTACATCAATCATTATGCAGAAATTAAAATGAATAGCAAAGGTGCAAAGCGTACAGAAGCAAAACTGTTTCTCAATAATCTTTATGGTAAACTTGCTAGTAGTTCCAATAGTAGTTTTAAAGTTGCATATGTTAAAGATGATGATAGTATAGGTTTTTATATAGTTCCTGCTAACAACAAAAAAGTGGGACATATAGCAACTGGTAGTGCAATAACATCATACGCACGTAACTTTACAATCACAGCCGCTCAAAAAAATTACTATGGTGTAGATAAAGCAGGATTTATTTACGCTGACACTGACAGTATACATTGTGACTTATCTGCTGATAAGATAAAAGGCATAACAGTAGACCCTGTAAAATTTTGCTGCTGGAAACTTGAGAGTAGTTGGGATACAGCTATATTCACAAGACAGAAAACATACATAGAACACATAACACACAATGATTTAATCCCAGTTGATGAACCATACAATGATATTAAATGTGCAGGTATGCCACAGAAATGCAAAGATTTATTTAACAAATCAATGCAGGGTTATGAAGTAAAGGAGAGTGATAATTATACACAAAGTGAATTAAAATTCTTAGAAACAAAAAGAGACTACAGTGATTTTAAAGTTGGTTTATGTGTTCCCGGAAAATTACTACCAAAAAGAATTAAAGGTGGAGTATTATTAGTGGACACTACATATGAAATGAGGTGAAACATTATGTTAAACAAAATATTGATTAAGTTATTAAACTATAAAACAGATAAAATAGCTAGTAAGAATTGTAAATCATGCATTTTTACAGACGATTGTTATTATTGTGATTTTTTCTGTATTAATCATCATATTAAAGCTATTATTAAAGTTTTAAAGGAGGGAAAAATATGATAACATTGTTAGTAGATTTATATTACAGATACAAAGCAAAGAAGCATGAAAAAACTTGTAATCATATTTGTTGTTTCTGTCAGTACAAATATGATTGTGATTATTTTACAAAGGAGAGATGAATTTATGAATGATAAAATGGAAAAAGTAGTGCAGGAACTGCGTAAAAGATTTAAAGGTTCAATCGAGTTTTATGATGTACCATTTATAGAGAAATATAAAATAGAGTATTGCTTAAATGGATTATATATAGTAAGATACTTACCTTATGATTTTATAAGAGAAAAAGATACAAAAGAAATTGTACTATCATTAAACATATTAATTGCCACAGATATACACAATCAATTTTATAAGTAAAGGAGAAAAAAGTATGATAAATAATAATGAAAATAATAAAATATTTGCACACTTGGTAACAGAAATAATAGATAATAAATATGATATTCAAGCTACATATAGCATGACAGAATGTGATGATAATTGGAGCAACTTATCAATTATTTTTAATACTAATTTGCATGATTGTCTTGTAACAGTATCTATTAATTACAAAACACAAGTAATAGACAAATTAGTTGAAGATATATCAATAAGAATTGATAAGCAAATTTTAAACAGTTATTTGAAATAAAACAAAAAGGCAGGAGTAAAAACTCTTGCCTTTTCTATATCTATAACTATTGCAGAACACAAGCGCACAGCATTTACGACAATACATACTAGCGTTATCTTCCAAACGTGCTACCTAGCAGTATCAAGTGAACATACAATAGCAGATACCTAATAACTGATAGTCTTAAATAAGACTTCTTTGCATTTAAGGTTCTTAAATCTGAAACATCCTTTTTCAAAATAGTATCTTAACTGACTAATAAATAAATCATTCTGTTTTAACATGACATAATTAATATCATGGTCATTAACAGTGACACTTATTTTACTTCTAAATGTACTATCTGCTTTATCATCAATATATAAAAAGCCCTGCTCGCTGTATTGTTTCACAGCATAATCATGCCCCATATATCTTAGTGTTGCAACATACTTACCTTTTCCTACTGGTGTATCAATAAAAGCAGTGTTATCATTTAAGTACACATTTTCACTTGAGTATGCGACATACTGATTATTCTTAAATGCTCTATTGAAACCACTCTCTTTCTGCGCTTTACTAGCAGTTTCTATAAAACCACTTTCCAGTACAAACCCGTCTCCTTTTAAGAAATTAGTTTCACTGTTTAGTCTTTCAGATATTCCCAACTCTGTATAATAAGGGTTGATAATGCTAACAGCATTGCTTAGCATATATACTGGAAGATATCTTGCCTGCTCTCCGTGTCCTCTTGCTATACTCGTATGTACACTGATAAATTTTCTTATTTCATCACTACAGTAGTGATTAGTTTCGCTCTGAAATTCATCAAATAACATACTATCAGTATCACTAAGTAAGTGACTATATTTTTTCAACTGGTCTGCACTATTTAAACTAATAGCATAACCGCAATGTTGCTCATTTAAAAACAAACTATGATAGATACCACTTGCACAACGTTCACTTTCCATAGTATAATTTCTAAAGAATAATGTTTGTAAATCCTTGAAGAATTTATTAGATACATCATCAAGCTCGTAATTGTATCTATAAATTAGACAGAATTTTTTACCATACTTAAGAAATCTGTTAATTAATAATCTGCCAAAATATGTTGTTTTGCCACCACTTCTATTTGTGGTACACAAAAATAACTCAGGCTTTAAACCATTTATGTCTTTCATTGAAAGTAATTTAGTTCCGTCATAGTATTTATTTTCACTCATATTATTGTACTCTTTTCTTAAATTCGCCTATAATTTTCTTAATTTATTATAACATATATATTGTAAAAAATCAATTAATATGATATAATTAAAAAGAGAATAAAAGAGAGGTGGTGAGAGTATGGACACAATGCAGATGATTTTGCAGGCTATAACTACAGTGGGATTTCCTATCGTAATGTGTTTATGTTTAGCATGGTACTGTATGAAACTTGATGATAGTCACAAGGCAGAAACAGATAAGTTCACAACAGCATTAAATGAAAACACACTTGTATTGCAGAAATTATGTGACATTCTGAACGTAGAAAGAAGTGATAAGAATGAGTAAAGTTGACACTTACACAGACTATATGATTGCAATAGCAAATGACAATTCACATGGTTATTCACAGATTAACAGAAGTGGAAATCCAGACTTTGATTGTAGTTCGTTAGTTGGACATGCACTTGCTACAGCAGGATTTAATGTAAATGTAAACAGTACAACAAGAAATTTGTATGAGCAGTTAAAACGTTGTGGCTTTACTTCTTGTAACAGACCTTTTAGAAAAGGTGATATTCACTTAGCAGTAGGACATCATGTTTGTGTTTCAACAGATAGTGAGCATATAGTTCATGCAAGCATTGATGAAAAAGGAACCACAAAAGGACATAAAGCAGGAGACCAAACTGGAAAAGAAATATGCATAAGAAAATATTACACACCTAGTTATGGTTGGAGTTATCATTTACGTTATACTGGTAATAAAGGAAGTGCAGGTTATACTATGAATTTATTAAAGAGAGGTTCATCAAGTAACGATGTAACAGTATTTGAAATACTTATGACAAAGTTAGGTTATTATACTGGTAGCATTGATACAAAATATGGCACAGGTTGTGTAAGAGCATGCGAGATTTTTCAGACAGAACATGGACTAATTACTGACGGTGAATGCGGTAAAAACACATGGAATAAACTATTTAGTTTAGGTATAAGATAATGGCATGGATAGTTAAAGTAGGAGTAAGTGCATATTTAACACAATCTGAAATGGAAAACAATGCTACCGAATTTTATGGATATTTCAACAGTAAAGGTTTTACCATTGAGAGCGTAGCAGGGATGTTAGGAAACTTACAGCAGGAGTCAAACATTAATCCCGGCATGAAACAAACAGCAAGTACAAGCAGTGGTTGGGGGTTAATACAATGGACACCTAGCAGTAACCTAACAGATTATGCAACTGCGCAGGGCGTTGACTGGGCTACTGGTGAAATACAGACACAGTTAATGTGGGATGAAATAATAAACGGATATGGTGGTCAATGGATACCTAAGCCGTCACTAGGATATGGTTATAGTGGTGCAGAGTTTTCAAAATTAACTGATGTTGCAGAAGCCTGTAAAGCTTATTTATATGAAAGAGAACGAGCAGGTGTTGAAGCATTAACCAACAGATTAACATATGCTAGTAACTGGTATGAATATCTAACAGGAGTTACACCGCCTACACCGCCGGAACCACCCACACCAACTAAGCGAAAACGTATGCCAGTTTGGATGATGTGCAGACGATTATTTTAAACAGAAAAGAGGTGAGAAAAATGGCAGTACTTTCACATGATGATTTTATGAACGCAATAAAAGGACTATCAGGTGATAGCGCTGATGATAACACGCTTACCATGATTGAGAATTTTACTGATACATTTAATGACCTTGAAGCACGTGCAAACGATACTACTGATTGGAAAACAAAATATGAGCAGAATGACAATGAGTGGAGAGAAAAATATAAGGCACGTTTCTTTGAGGGCAAAGAGGGTACAGACCCTACAACAGTAATTAGGGAACAAAAGAAAGATATTACTGATGACGGTAAAGATATTTCCTTTGATGATTTATTTAAAGAAAGAGAGGGCTAAGAATTATGGCTACAAAACCAAAAATTAAGACACTTACTAATTCAAGCGTTGATATTTTAAATGCAATAAGAAACAACGCTAGTACAAATTACAGAGATTATGTTCCGCAGGCTACAGCAGACTCTGACTCAATCAGAGAAATCGGTGCAGTAATCATGGACTATCCTGCTTTACAGAATGAGTTTTTATCCGCTCTTGTAAACAGAATAGGCAGAGTAATCTTAACAAGCAAATCATATGACAATCCGTGGGCTATGTTTAAAAAAGGTATGCTCGAATTTGGTGAGTCTATCGAAGAGGTATTTGTTAATATTGCAAAGCCGTTTCAGTTTGACCCACAGGTTGCAGAGTCTAATGTATTCAAGCGTGAAATTCCTGATGTACGCAGTGCGTTTCACATTATGAACTATCAGAAGTTCTACAAAGCTACAATCTCAAATGACCAGTTAAGACAGGCTTTTCTGTCTATTGACGGTATTACAGACTTGATTGCTAAGATTGTAGATGCTATGTATACTGGTGCTAACTATGACGAGTTTCAGACTATGAAGTATATGCTTGCAAAACATATCTTGAATGGACTGATGAACCCAGTCACTATTCCTGCTATTAACACAGCAAACATGAATAGTATTGTTAGTACTATCAAGGGGGTATCAAACAAGTTTACTTTCCTTAACTCAAATAATAACCTTGCAGGTGTTATGAACCATACACCTAAACAGGAACAGTATTTGTTAGTCAATTCACAGTTTGATGCTACCATGAATGTTGAAGTACTTGCAAGTGCTTTCAATATGGATAAAGCAGAGTTTGACGGACATCATGTACTTGTAGATAGTTTCGGTGATTTAGACATTGAGAGATTAAATATTCTCTTTGCTGATGAGCCAACCTATACAGAGATAGGAAAAGCAGAACTTGAAGCACTTGACGCTATACCTTGTGTTATGGTTGATAGTGATTGGTTTATGATATTCGACAACTATCAGAACTTTACAGAGCAGTACAATGGTGAGGGTCTCTATTGGAATTACTGGTATCATGTATGGAAAACATTTAGTGTTTCTCCGTTCTCAAACAATGCAGTATTTGTTGCAGGAACTCCTGCGGTTACAACTGTTACTGTTACACCTAGTGAAGCTACAGTTAGTGCAGGTGGACAGTTACAGTTAAACGTTACTGTTGCTACTGAAAACTATGCACCACAGAGTGTTGTTTGGAGTATTGCTACAGAGGGTGCTAAGGCTAGTATCTCGAGTACTGGTATGCTTAAGATTAATAGTGACGCTACAGCAGGAACTATTACAGTTAATGCAACTAGCACGTTTGATAGCACAAAGGTTGGCACTGCGACTATTACAGTTGCGTAAAATGTTTATGGCAGGAGAGCATGATTGCTTTCCTGCTATTGTAAAGGTGGTGAAGATATGCAGATACAACCTAATAGTATTATTAAATTATGCAGTGGTGTACCGATAGATAGCAGTTATAAAGATACTATTTACTTTGCAAACAGGAGTGCACAGAAAAGTTACTTTGATAGTAAAGTTAGCAAGACTATGGATAAAGCTAGTTTTCAGAGAATTAACGGACAGCAAGGTGTTGTGAGAATGAGTGCAAGTGCTGAAAGTATTTATAATTGCAACTATATGATGTTTCAAAATAGTAACTATGGCACTAAATGGTTTTATGCTTTTATTACTAATATTGAGTATGTGAACGATAAAGTTAGTAATGTATATTTTACTATTGATGTTATGCAAACATGGTTTTTATTTGACTGTACTCTTAAAGAGAGTTTTGTTGAAAGAGAACATAGCGTAACGGATAATGTTGGTGATAATATTATTGAAGAAAATTTAGAGTTAGGAGAGTACAGCTATGGAAATAAACATAACACTGGTTTATTTGATGAATGGGGTATTTTAGTACAATCGCCTTACACTATTAATCAGCAGTATAGTGGTGGTAATAAATACGAGGGTGTATCAAGTGGATGTGTTGCTTTTCTTTTATACGATAATGTATTTCAACAAGGGCAAGATAAAGAAAAAGAACTTGCTACATGGCTTGCAGGTATGAATGAAAAAGGTTACACAGATAGCATAGTATCTATTTCAATGTTTCCTAAAAAATTTGGTCCAACTGACGGAACAATAAATATGCCTAACACAGCAATACGAAAAAATTTTACTATCACAAAACCTGCACAAAATGGTAACTATGTCCCACGCAATAAAAAGCTATTAACTGCACCATTTTGTATGATAGGAATGAGTGACGGCGGAAATCAAATTGCAAATTACAAATATGAGTATTTTACTAACACTGATGAATATTGTCATTTTGATGTTGATTGTGACCCTAATACTTTAACGTTTGTATGTACGCCTATTAATTATAATGGTGGAATAAATGCAAATCAAAATGCTTTAACAATGGACAATTTACCATTATGTAGTTTTGATAGTGATACTTTTAAAATATGGTGGGCGCAAAATAAAGTTACAATGACTAGCAGTATAAAACGTACTATTAGTAACGCAGGAAGTCTTGCTATTTTAAATCCTGCTACAGCACCGTTAGGAGAAATAAAAGTAGTTGATAAAATAAAGGAAAGCGTAGCCGAATATAAACAGCATGAATTATTACCTAATTATGTAAAAGGTAATGCAGGAAGTGGCATAGGTATTGTAAGAAGCACACAAGATTTTTACTATTTTCAAATACATTTAAAGGAGCAATATGCAAAAGTTATTGATGACTATTTTGACTTATATGGTTATGCAACTAAAAGAGTCAAAACACCTAATATATCAAGTAGACCACATTGGAACTATACTAAAACTATTGGGTGTAATGTAATTTCCATAAATTGTAACAACAATGATATAACAGCTATTAAAAACATTTTTGACAATGGTATTACTTTTTGGAAAAACGCTAGTGAAATAGGTAACTATTCATTAGATAATAGACCTAGTTAGAAAAGAGGTGAGACAATGAGAAAAGGAAGAAAAGCACAAACCGAAGCATTTCTGCAAAATCAAAGAACATATTTACAGTATGTTAATAGACTTACTGAATTAAGTATCTCAATGTATGATTGGAAGAACCTACCGGATACAATTGATGCAAGGTTTTTAGAGTTAGCTCTTTTCAATGACGGAATGGCAGTATTTTTTAAAGATGAAGTCATGGGTTACTTAGGATTACAAGTTATGATTGGTGGTGCACTTGATGTTTACAGAATCCCTATTACACGAACAGCCTTTGCACAAAATGGTTATCAAATGAAACTTGACCCAAACAACAGTGTTATTATTTTTAATAATATGCTACACACTAACAGTATACTTGATGTACAGGAAATGAGCAAAAGGCTGTATGAAATACAGAGGACTATTGATGTAAACGTTATACAGCAAAAAACACCTAAGATTATTACATGTACTGAAAATCAGAGACTTGTAATGAAAAATCTGTATGCACAGTATATGGGTAATGAACCATTTATTTTTGGTGATAAGAATTTAGACTTAAGTGGTATTAAGACTCTTGATACTACAAGCCCATATGTCGCTGATAAGCTGTATGAGTTAAAGACACAGTATTGGAATGAAGCTTTGACTTATTTAGGTATTAGTAATGTCAATACTGTGAAGAAAGAGAGAATGATAACTGATGAAGTACAAAGGAATTTGGGTGGCACTATTGCTAGTAGGTATTCAAGATTGTTTATGAGACAGCAGGCGTGTGAGCAGATTAACAAAATGTTTGGATTAAACATTAGTGTTGATTATAGAGAGGACATGCAGTTACTCGATACTTATGATGTTGATAAAGCAGAATTGAGTAATGAAACTGATATAGGTAAAGGTGGTGAGAATAATGAGTAAGTATACAACAGAGGTACGATTTATTTGTGAAAATAGTGCAGGCTTAAGTGAAAGTGAGGGTGCAGATAATGTTGATAGTATTTTAGATAAGTGTTGGAATAAGGTTTTTAATTTTAACTTTCCAATCTTTGATGAAAACTATAGACAGGTTTTGTGCAGGAAGATATTAAAGCACTATTATACAAGAGAGATTGCTCATGAAACTGTAGGTAGGTGGAAGTTGGCGCTTAATGCTAAGCTCAATGAGATTATGCCTTATTACAATCAGTTGTATAAGAGTGAGTTGCTTGAGTTCAATCCTTTTTATGATGTTGATTTAACTAGGAATAGAGAGGGTAGCGGTACAAGTAATAAGACAAGTAATAATACAGAAACTAATAGCGGTACAAGTAAAAATGTTAGTAGTGGTAGCGGTACAAGTAATACTGATACCTTGAATAGATTTAGTGATACACCACAGAATAGTATGGATACTCAAGGTATTGCTGATAGTGTGCCTTTGACTACAGTTACTAAGGTGAATGAAGATAATACGACTACTAATAATAGTACAGACACAATAACAAGAAATGGTAATAGAACTGGAAGTGGTACAGAAAATATTAATAACACTGATAAATATATTGAAACAGTAAAAGGCAAACAGGGTACAGAAAATTATAGCAGTTTATTAAAGAAATTTAGAGAGACTTTTCTCAATATTGATATGCGAATAATTGAGGATTGTAGTGATTGCTTCTTTACTTTATGGTAAAGGGAAAGAGAGGAAATAATGAACGATTTAAGACCATTTAGATTTTGGTGTCAAAAAGTATTACCATTAGTGTATGATGATGAATTAAGTTACTATGAGTTATTATGCAAAGTTATTGACTATTTAAATAAGGTAATAGAAAACGTTAATCAACTAAGTGAAAACTTTGACGAGTTAGAGAAAATGTTTAAAACTCTTAAACAATTTGTTGAAGATTATTTTAAGAACCTTGACTTACAAGAAGAGGTCAATAAAAAACTTGATGAAATGGCAAAGGATGGGACACTTTCAAAAATATTTGGTAATTATATTTTAACAGATAGCAATGCAACGAAAATGATTATAGCACCATTTTTTGTGAGTGACAAATATCCTATAACACAATTTTATAAATCATATGACGGTATAGCTTGGGAAAAAATTAATGATGTATCATTAAAAGGTAGAGATTATTCTACTTATTTTCATAATGGAAAATTATTATTAACTGGTACACCACTAAAGCAGAATAAACTTACAATAATAGAAACATCAAATTTACGCGAGTATGCCACGCATGAATATGAAGCACTGACTAATAAAGGTATTTATGGTAGCGAATTTTTTAAGGATGATAATGAACTTTATCTGATTGCTTGCTATAGAATAAGCGGTGATGAACCTGCAAATTATACTTATAAAAATTGCTTATATAAGGTGAAAGATGATACTATAGAATATGTAAGGGATATTGAACTAAACATAAATGCTATAGATTGCTTTATAATAAAAAAGGATGATTTATATTATTTATTCTGTAAAGGCGAAAATACTATTAATGATACAGTAGAGGGCAGAATATATATTTATACTTCAAGTGATTTAGTAACTTTCAATTATTTTACTTATGTTAAAGCATTAGAGGGTCTTAAATATGAAGCGCCTAGCGTTATTTATTATAATGGTAATTATTTATTATATGTAGATAATTATAGTAATGATGATAATGCTAGTGGTACTGGCGGCATACATGTATTAGTAAGTAGTGATTTAGCAAATTGGACTGATAATCAAAGTATATTTTGTAATTACCCTACTAGGCATGGCACACCGACTGTGGTAAATAATATAGCAGAAGAACAGCTATTTAATTTATATGGTACAGAAAATAATAGTAATCTTGTGTATAGACGATTAAATAATAACGAGGGATATTTAAAATTATTTGATATAAAAACAGCTTATAATAATCAATCTTATACATGTACTTTTACATTAACAAATGGTGAAGCATATGAATATGAAACAACTTATGAAATTACTGGTGTTGGAAAAGTCTATAATTATAATGTTACAAATAAAATATTAAATAGTACTGGTGAAGGACTAATATATTTTATTCAAAATGGATTTGATTTAAGCGTTTATTTTAAAGCAACTGGTTTATCTAATTTTAGACCTATTTTAACTGGTATTAGTGCTAGTTGCGTTGGTCTTGTTGAAATATCAAAAAGCAATAAACTTGTTGATATAAGTCCTACTGAAATGAAATCTTATGTTTATTTCACTGGTAATAGAAACTTATATGACAAGATAGTAAAAAGTAATTTTGTAAAAAATTTTAATGGTACGGCTTACAATATAAATAATAGAACTTATACTATACAAATGACAGTAAGAGTAGAAAATAATATAGGTGATACAATATGTTTTAGTGGACTTCCAAAACCACAAATAGAAACATTATTATATTGTATGGATAGAACTACTGGAGAAATTAAAAGAGCTGTAATAGATATAAATGGCAATATATACATTAAAACGACAACAGCTGACTCACATGCTTATGATATAATTGGAATATACTGCGTTAATTAAAATAATTACCCCATTTTAAATAATGGGGTTTTTATTTTTGTACCACGCTGACGTATTAACTCTGTACCACTGCAACGCGTTACCACTGTACCACTGTGAAGTGCATGGGGTGTACCGAAAATCTCGACGTTTGAAACGACCCC